GGAGCCGGAGGGGATTACTTCGCTATCGGTGTAGGCGGAGCTGTGACGGGTAAGGGTGCGGATTTGTTGATCATTGACGACCCTCATTCGGAGCAGGAGGCTAAGCAGGGTAATCCCGCAGTCTATGACTCGGTTTATGAGTGGTACACATCTGGCCCCCGGCAGCGTTTACAGCCCGGAGGGGCGATTATTATTGTGATGACACGCTGGTCAAAGAAGGATTTGACCGGCCAGATCCTGAAAAACTCCCTAAAAGACGGTGTAAACGACTGGGAAGTGATCAATTTCCCGGCGATTCTGCCCTCTGGAACCCCTTTATGGCCCGGATTCTGGTCTTTGAAGGAGCTTGAGGCTCTAAAAGCTGAACTCCCGGTGGCTAAATGGGAGGCGCAGTACCAACAACGCCCCACTTCCGAGGAAGGGGCCATCATTAAGCGGGAAAACTGGAGGATTTGGGAGCATGACACCCCTCCGCCCTGCGAATACATCATCCAATCTTGGGACACGGCCTTTGAAAAGAGCAACCGCTCGGACTATTCCGCCTGCACAACGTGGGGAGTGTTCTATCAGCCCGATGACAAGGGTGAATCTAGGCCCAATGTCATCATTCTGGACTCATTTAAACGCAGGATGGAGTTCCCGGAACTGAAGAAAAAGGCTTATGAGATGTGGAAGGAATGGGAGCCTGACACCCTGATTGTGGAAAAGAAGGCCGCAGGATCTCCCCTCATCTATGAGCTGAGAAAGATAGGAATTCCGCTTGAGGAGTACACACCAAGCAAAGGAAGCGATAAGATAGCCCGTGTAAACGCGATATCTGACATGTTTGCTTCCGGGATTGTGTGGTGTCCTGAGACAAGATGGGCCGATGAATTGATTGAGGAGTTGGCCTCCTTTCCGAACGGGGATCATGACGACCTTGTGGATTCAACCAGTCAGGCGTTACTGCGATTCCGGCGCGGTGGGTTCATCGCAATCGATTCGGATGAGGTTGATGAGCCTTTGCCATATCGATATCGGAAGAATATTTATTATTAAGGATGGTCTAAATGGCTACAAACTTTGACAAGGCGCTCTATGAAGCTCCGCTGGGGATGGATAACCTCCCAGAGGAAGAAATAGAGGTCGAGATCGAGAACCCTGAATCAGTGACAATTGCCACCGGGGATGTGGAAATCACCCTGGAACCCGGCGCAGAACATGAAGGCGAGTTTGATGAAAACCTCGCAGAAGTTCTGGACGATGGGGAACTCGGTCAGATTGCATCAGAACTCCTGGAATTGGTGGATGCAGATATCAACTCCAGAAAAGACTGGGCCGATGCGTTTGTCAAAGGTTTGGAAGTCCTGGGTCTTAAATATGAAGAACGCACAGAACCTTGGTCGGGGGCCTGTGGTGTTTATTCAACAGTTTTAACTGAAGCTGCGATCCGTTTCCAATCTGAATCGATTATGGAAACCTTCCCGGCGGCAGGCCCGGTGAAGACTGCGATTATTGGCTTGATTAACGAGAAGAAAGAAGAAGCTTCTCGCCGTGTCCAAGAGGACATGAACTACAAGCTAACCGAACAGATGCCTGAATACCGCCCCGAGCATGAGCGTATGCTCTATTCTCTGGGTCTCGCAGGTTCAGCATTCAAGAAGGTTTACTTCGATCCCAGCATGGGACGGCAGATGTCAGTCTTCTGCTCAGCTGAAGATGTGATCGTTCCCTATGGAACATCCAATCTAGAGACCGCTGAACGTGTTACCCATGTAATGCGTAAGACCAAGAATGAACTGAAGAAACTCCAATACAACGGGTTTTATCGGGACATCGACCTTGGCGAACCGATCAATATGCTGACGGATATTGAGAAGGTTAAGGCAGACCAACAAGGTTATCGCGCAACGGATGATGACCGTTATCAACTCCTAGAGATTCAGGCATATCTGGATATTGAAGGATTTGAAGATAAAGATGAGGACGGAGAGCCGACAGGAATTGCTCTGCCTTATATCGTTACCATCGACCGTGGAACCACCAAGGTTCTGGGCATCCGCAGAAACTGGAGGCCCAGTGATGCGAAGAAGCTGAAGCGTCAGCACTTCGTCGATTATTGTTACATCCCCGGGTTTGGTTTCTACGGCCTCGGACTGATTCACATTATTGGTGGATATGCCCGCGCAGGAACCATGCTGATTCGCCAATTGGTGGACGCAGGAACCCTCTCTAACCTCCCCGGTGGATTGAAGTCCCGAGGGCTGCGGGTTAAGGGTGATGACACCCCCATCTCCCCGGGTGAATTCCGCGACGTTGATATTCCTTCTGGAAGCATCAAAGACAACATTATGACGCTCCCCTACAAGGAGCCGTCACAGGTATTGGCTGGCTTGCTGGACAAGATTACTGAAGAAGGTCGCCGCTTGGGTGCCATCTCCGATATGAATATCTCGGATATGAGCGCAAATGCCCCGGTGGGAACGACTCTGGCTTTGTTGGAGCGCACCCTCAAGACGATGTCTGCCGTGCAGGCTCGGGTGCATTATTCGATGAAGCAGGAGTTTAAACTGCTGAAGAACATCATCCGCGACTACACCCCGCCGGATTATGACTATGAACCGACCGACGGAAAACCAGCAGCCAAGCAGTCTGACTACGACATGGTGGAGGTTATCCCCGTGTCTGATCCGAACAACGCCACGATGGCGCAACGGATCATGCAGTATCAGGCAGTCATGCAAATGGCCGCTGGCGCTCCGCAGATCTATGACCTCCCCTACCTGCATCGCCAGATGATTGAGGTTCTGGGGGTCAAGAACGCAGACAAACTTGTGCCGATGGAAGATGACCTGAAGCCCAAGGATCCGGTATCGGAGAACATGGGATTCTTGACCGGGAAGCCGACCAAGGCGTTCATCTACCAAGAACACGATGCCCACCTTCAGGCCCATCAATCCTTCATGCAGGATCCGATGGTTGCCGCAACGATTGGGCAAAACCCATTGGCTCAGAAGATGCAGGCCGCAATCATGGCCCACATCGCAGAGCACCTAGCGTTTAAATATCGCCGTCAGATGGAGGAGCAGATCGGAGCACCGCTGTTCCCGCCAAACGAAGAGCTTCCCGAGGATATCGAGGTCGAAATGTCTCGACTCATCGCAGAAGGTGCAAAACAAGTTCTGCAAGCCAATCAGTCCCAAGCCCAACAACAACAAGCCCAGCAGGCCGCGCAAGACCCGCTGGTTCAGTTGCAGCAGGCTGAATTGCAGATCAAACAGGCTGAGGTTCAGTCCAAGACTCAGAAAGCGCAGTCTGAGATTGCCATGAACCAAGCCAAGCTCCAGATTGAACAAGACAAGATCAAGCTGGAAATGATGAAAGTACAGAACCAGAAGGAGATCGAGATGGCTCGCATTCAAGAGCAAACTCGGTCAAACAACCAGAAGGTTCAGGTAGACCTGTTTAAACGAGGAACCAAATGATAGATGACCAAGCTCTGAAGTACTTAGCGAAAGAACTGAAGAAAGCAGAAACCGGTCTTCTAGAAAGCCTTGGGGATGGGGGTGCGGATGACTACCCCCAATACCGAGAAATGTGCGGCCAGATCCGAGGTCTTTTGTACGCACAGGATTTAATCTCCGACCTTGCGAGAAAATTGGAGAAACTTGAAGATGAATGAGATCCTAATAGGACAGTCACTGGATCCCTCGGGGCCAGTATCAGTGCTTCCCGGCACTGCGGAAGAGAAGGCGAGGCAGGTTCCAGACCCTGCGACATATCATTTACTCTGCGTTTTACCGGACGTAGATGAAGAATATGAAAGCGGTCTGGTTAAAGCAGGTCAAACCATGCATTATGAAGAGGTGCTGTCGCCAGTCCTTTTTGTGGTGAAAATGGGCCCTGACTGCTACAAGGACGAAAAACGATTCCCGTCCGGCCCCTCTTGTAAGGTGGGGGATTTTGTACTTGTGCGTCCTAATACAGGAACCCGCATCAAGATCCATGGCAAAGAATTCCGTTTGATTAACGACGACTCCGTTGAAGGTGTTGTCCAAGATCCTCGCGGTATTACCCGAGCATAAGGAGTAAAACCATGGCAGAGATGGAAAAAGTTGAATTTGAATTCCCTGATGAGAAGGAAGAAAAAGAATCTCGCAAGGGAAGCCGTGTCGTAACCCCGGAGCCTGAAGAAAAGGTAGAGGTTGCGCAGGAAGAAGATTTTGAGGTGGTAGACGATACCCCGGAGGAGGATCGTGGGCGTAAACCCATGGAAAACCCCCCGGAAGACCCCACCGATGAAGAACTAGCCACCTATTCCAAGCGTGAAAAGACCAAAACTCGGGAGTTTCACAAGGCTTATCACGACGAACGCCGCGCAAAAGAGGCGGCTGTGCGTGAAAAAGAGGAGGCAATTCGCATTGCCCAAGCCATTTTGGAAGAGAACAACCGCCTGAAAGGGACGGTAAACCAGAGCCAAAATGCCCTCTTGGAACAGGCAAAACGCACTGTCGCGCAGGAATTGGAAGACGCCAAGCGTAAATATAAGCAGGCGTATGAAAACGGGGACTCTGACGCGCTGGTAGCGGCGCAGGAAGAGATTACCTCGGCCAAGATCAAAGCCGACCGGGTAAACAATTTTAAACCTAAACCTTTACAGGAAGAGAAAAATCAGGTACAAATGCCTGAACCGCAGGTTAGGGTTGATCCTAAAGCCGAAAATTGGAGGCGAGCCAATGAATGGTTTGGGGTTGACCGTGAGATGACCGGCTTTGCTCTTGCGGTGCATGACAAGCTGGTCTCGGAGGAAGGGCTAAGTCCTCAAAGTGATGAATACTACCAACGCATAGATGGTAGGTTACGCCAAGTGTTTCCAGAGAAGTTTGCCTCTGCGAAACCCGCCGATGCGAATCAGCGCCCCAATGCAAATGTTGTTGCTTCTGCTTCCAGAAGCGTGGCTCCTAAGAAGATCACGCTGACGGCATCTGAGGTAAATATCGCCAAACGGCTTAACATTCCGCTGGAACGTTATGCACGGGAGGTTGCGGTTTTAAGGAGAAATAATAATGGCTGAGCAGAAAAGAGAACCCCGTCAGATGGAAATGCGTTCGGAGCAGGAGCGTCCTAAAGCATGGATGCCGCCCACTCTACTGCCGGATCCCGATCCTGAAGAGGGTTGGAAATTCCGTTGGATTCGCATGTCTATGCTGAACACTCCTGACGCCGTTAATATTTCAACGAAATTCCGTGAGGGATGGGAACCTGTCAAGGCTTCCGAACAACCCAAACTCCGTTTCTTGAATAACCCTAACGGGCGTTTCCCGGACGGAATTGAAATTGGTGGTTTGTTGCTTTGCAAAACCCCGGCTGAATTTGTCGAACAACGTGACGCTTATTACCTGAATCAGGCTAATCAGCAGATGATGTCCGTCGAAAACAGCTTCATGCGTGATAATGATCCGCGTATGCGCAAGTTTAATGAACAGCGCTCGCAGGTTACTATCGGAAGAAGTGTTTAATCCTTTTAGGAGTCTCAAATGGCTTATCCCACAGTAAGCGCTCCTTACGGCCTAGTCCCTGTCAACCGAGTTGATGGATTGCCGTATGCAGGCGCGATTCGCCAGATTCCCATTGCCGCAGGTTACGCAACCGCCATTCTGAATGGCGCTACCGTAAAACTGAGCGGTGGTTATCTCGTCGCTGACACCAGCACCAACGCAGCTACCCCGTGTGGCGTTTTGGTCGGTTGCCAGTATGTCAACTCCAGCGGTCAGACCGTGCAGGGCCAGTACTATCCGGCCAGCCTGTCTACCTCTACCAACCCGGCTTATGCCTACGTTGTGGATGATCCCAATGCGATCTTCAAGGTTGCCGTCGTGTCTTCTGGCACCACGATGACCTACACGGCTCGCTCTGTTGTCGGCCAAAACGTGCCTATGGCGCAAAACGGCGGTTCGACCACCACTGGTGATTCGACCATCGGCGTTGTCGCTACCGGCGCTGGCACGACCGCAACCATCCCCCTGCGTGTGATTGACGTTGTTCCTGACACATCCGTCGTTGTAAGTGGTACTACTTACTACTATGAGTTGCTCGTCAAGATCAACACGCACCAGTACAACAACACCACTGGCGTGTCTTGATAAGGAGCTAAATCATGGCTATTTCACGCGCACAACTACTTAAAGAACTTCTTCCCGGCCTGAACGCCCTGTTCGGTCTGGAGTACGCCCGTTATGGCGAGGAACATAAAGAGATTTATGAGACCGAGTCTTCCGAGCGTTCGTTTGAAGAAGAAACCAAGCTGTCTGGCTTCTCTGCCGCACCGGTCAAGAACGAAGGTTCTGCGATCCAGTACGACAACGCTCAGGAAGCTTGGACTGCTCGCTATACGCATGAGACCATCGCTATGGGCTTCTCCATCACGGAAGAAGCAGTGGAAGACAACCTGTATGACAGCTTGTCCAGCCGCTATACCAAGGCTCTGGCCCGTGCTATGGCTTACACCAAGCAGGTTAAGGCCGCAAACGTGCTGAACAATGCATTCAACACCTCTGTGACCTACGGTGACGGCGTTTCCCTGTGTAACACCGCCCACCCCCTGATCTCTGGTGGCACCAACAGCAACCGCCCGACGACCGGCGCTGACCTGAACGAAACTTCGTTGGAAAACGCAGTTATTCAGATCGCAGGCTGGACGGACGAACGTGGTCTGCTGATCGCCGCTAAGCCCAAAAAGCTTATCGTTCCTCCGAACCTGATGTTCGTTGCTACCCGCCTGCTTGAAACCGAGCTGCGCGTTGGTACGACCGACAACGACATCAACGCCCTGAAGAACAACGGTTCTATCCCCGAGGGATATACCGTTAACCACTTCTTGACGGATACGACCGGCTGGTTCCTGACCACCGACGTTCCCAACGGTCTGAAGCACTTTGTTCGTATGCCTCTGGCTACCAACATGGACGGTGACTTCGACACTGGTAACGTCCGTTACAAGGCCCGCGAGCGTTATTCGTTTGGCGTGTCGGATCCGCTGGGTATCTTCGGATCGCCCGGTTCGTCCTGATCGACGAAGAAAAAAGGGGGCTTCGGCTCCCTTTTTTTATTGCTTTTATTTTCGTTTGGTGTATATTTAAACAAACCGGGCTTCCCGGCGTATCAAACCGTCCCGGCGGACTGGCATGCAAGATTGATACGCTTTAAACGCATGAAAGGAACCCATCATGGGATTCGCTACTCACCTTGGCCCTTGGTTGCTGGGCACTCTGAAAAGCACCACCGGCACCACCGCTGGAACTATCCGCAACTTGGGTGCATCGATTGTTGCTCAACAAGCCACTATCTCTCAGACTGACACCGGTACGACTACCGCCATGGCTCTGCCTGCTGGCGCAATGATTACGTCCATTCAGCTGATTACGCCCACGACCGCATTCTCGTCTGGCACGATCACCATCTCTATCGCAGGAACGACCGTTGTAAACGGCGCATCTCTGCCGACCGCATTGGGTGTGTCTGCCCTGACCGTTGCAACGACCGGTGCCACCATCGTTAACAACGTTGGCTCTACCGATGCTCTGGTGACCTACACCTTGGGCACCCCGGTTGGTTCTGGCGCAGCAAGTACTCTGGTTATTGCATATGTTGTCCGCGATCCGAGCGGCTCTTCATATCCCTCTGTCACTCAGAACTAATTAACCTTGGGGGCTACGGCCCCCGTTTAACAGGAGATTAGTTATGGCAATGCAAACTGATGTCAAAGGCGTTAGTTGCCCTGCAAGTACGGACACAACTGCGTACAACGGGCGTACTCGTCTAAAAGGGCTGTATTACAGCGCCTCTGCCGCTAGTTCTGTTATTGTTAAAGACGGCGCTACAACGCTGTTCACTTTTACAATTGCAGCTGCTGATACGACCTACGTCATTCTCCCCGGAGAAGGCGTATTGGTTCAATCTAGTTTGGTTATTACAGTTGGCGCAAGCTGCACGGCGGTGGCATTCTATGGATGAAAAAAAGCGTCCCATTGACCTAAACGGTCGCAAGTTAATGATTGCAATCCCGGCGTATGACGGGCGTGTAAACATTAAAACAGCTATTGCCTTAGCGCAATTGTCTTCCGAGACCGCCAAGTTCGGTGTGACGCTTTATATCAGCCATGTCTCTGGCTGTTCTCTGATTACCAAGGCCCGCAATGCTTTGGTGGCAGATTTCCTAGAAACCGACGCAGATACCCTGCTGTTTGTTGACTCCGATGTGATTATCACTGCCGACGCAGTATTGCGTCTTTTGGCTATCAGCAAGGGCAAAGATATCACCGCAGGTGTTTACCCCCGCCGTGGTGCAGACCGGATGTTCTTCATGGATATCCATCTCACCGAGGACACCAATGAGTTGGTGTTTGATGAAAACGGCATGCTCCAGATCCGTCGAATTGGAACCGGGTTTATGATGATTCAGCGTCATGTGTTTGAGACCATGATCAAGAACCATCCTGAGTGGCGTTATATCAACGATACAAAGAACCGTGATGAATACGCCCTCTTTGACTTTGGTGTTTACAACGGCAAATATTATGGCGAGGACTACCTGTTCTGCGACCGCGCTACTGCCGAAGGCTTCACCGTCTTCCTTGACCCGAGCATCAGTTTGCCGCATGTGGGAACTCAGGAATTTGAGAGAAACTTTGAAGAAGAAGCTTTGAAGGTTTTGCTTAAAGAGTATTCAACGCCCAAACTGAAGGTCGCAAATGGCTAAATCACCAGCATGGCAACGCAAGGAAGGCAAGAACCCCAAAGGCGGATTGAACGCCAAGGGGCGAGCCTCTGCCAAAAAGCAGGGCATGAACTTGAAACCTCCCCAGCCGGAAGGCGGCTCACGCCGAGACTCTTTCTGTGCAAGGATGAGTGGTATGAAGAAGAAACTCACATCCGAGAAGACGGCAAAAGACCCGAACTCGCGGATTAACAAATCTCTTAGGGCTTGGAACTGCTGATCATGGAGATGATGCTGTGGAACGTCTTGCTGACTACATTCATCGGGTTACTCAGTTGGAATCTGAGGGAGAAGTCAGCCGAGTTGCAAAGAATCCAGATCCTGTTAAACAGGACTCGGGAGGAGATTGCACGGGACAACGTGACACAAGCCGAGATCGACAAGATTGTGGCGCACATCGACAGCCGGTTCGACAAGCTGAACGATAAGATTGACCTGTTTATACGGGAGCAAAGAAGTGCCCTCAACTAGCAAGAAACAACATAACTTCATGGAAGCCGTGGCCCATAGTCCGGCATTTGCGAAGAAAGCAGGTGTCCCGCAGTCCGTGGGGCAAGAGTTCAGCAAAGCGGACAAGGGCCGCAAATTTTCAAAAGGTGGCGACATGAAAGAATCTAAAGGAATGATGAAAAAGGAAATTGGGTTTATGAAAGCCAAAGGTGCACCCAAGTCCATGATCAAACATGAGATGGCCGAAGCAGGCATGAAGCGTGGTGGCTCTGTCGCTCCGTCCAAGATGGGCAAAGTTAAAACCGCCGCCCCTAGTCGGGATGGGATTACGACCAAAGCCAAAACCAAAGGCACGGTCATCAAGATGGCTGGCTCATCCAAAGGGATGATGCGCGGCGGCAAATGCTAAGGAGAACATCATGCTAAAACGTAAGATGCGTAAATTTGAGGATGGCGGCGATGTGGACGCCATGGAGGCGGCAAACGCTTCCGCCGAAGCTCAGGCCCTGATGGATGAAGCCAAAGGCGAAGAGATCTTGAAGCGTATGCGGGATGCAGAGGCTGCTCCTAAAAGAGCGCCCCGCCCAACGCCTAAACCCATGGCTAAAGAGATGCCTGAGTCTCTTAAGAGCACTCCCAAAGCAACCACGGTTGAAAAGACTGTTGTCAAGACCGCGCCTTCACGCGCCAATGAAAACTATAGCAATGAAGGCCGTGGCCGTCCTACCGCCAAGGAGATGCCTTCAGCTATCAAGAAGCGCTCAGAATATGAGCGTCCTAACATTGGTGGCATGATTGGCCGTGGGATCTCTGACTTCTTTGGCTCCATCCGTGAGCGTGGCCGCAAGTCCAACCCTGAAGCCTACGCCAAGGGCGGTTCTGTAGGTTCTGCCTCCAAACGTGCTGACGGTATTGCCCAACGTGGCAAGACCAAAGGCAAGATTTGCTGAGGTGAATTATGTACGACGAAGAACTGGAAAAAAAGAAGACCAAGGGCGATTCCGTTTGGACGGAAGGTTCTGGTGTTCCCGTCCCCCAAGAGCCTGACATGGGATCCTCCCGCCCCAAAAAGCCTGTGAAGAAGGCTTCTGGAGGCTCTATTAGCTCCGCCTCTAAACGTGCAGATGGTATTGCTCAGCGCGGCAAAACCCGTGGCACGATGATCATGTGTGGCGGTGGCTACACCAAGGGGAAGTAATATGATGGCAAGCCGTGGTATGGGGGATATCGCCCCCAGCAAAATGCCTTCCGGGGTGCGTAAAGCCCGCCGTGATAACACTGACTTCACGCAGTATGCCGAAGGCGGTGAGGTGTGGAGTAAGCCACGGCCCAAAGGTCTTGGCGCTCCCCAAGCCCTTTCTGCCAAGAAGAAGGCTAAAGCCAAGGCCCGGGCTAAGGCGGCTGGTCGGCCTTATCCCAACCTGATTGACAACATGAACGCAGCCAAGGGATAAATCATGGCAGTATCCGGCACAACCGATTTCAATCTGGAGTTCACAGAACTCGCAGAAGAGGCGTGGGAGCGTGCCGGTCGGGAGATGCGCTCAGGCTATGACCTGCGTACCGCCCGTCGCTCCATGAACCTGATGACCATCGAGTGGCAGAACCGTGGCATCAACATGTGGACGATTGATGAGGGGTATGTAAACCTCATCCAAGGTCAAGCCGAATACGACCTCCCCGCAGACACCATCGATCTGTTGGAGCATGTGATCCGTACTGGGCAGGGTAACGTGTCCACGCAGGCCGACCTGACAATCACTCGTATTAGTGTTTCTACCTATGCCACCATCCCAAACAAGCTGTCTCAGGCTCGTCCTATTCAGGTTTGGGTTCAGCGTCTACGGGATAACCCCAAGATCACTGTGTGGCCTGTTCCTGACCAGGGTACAGAGGGAAACCCGTACTATGTTTTCCGGTACTGGAGAATGCGTCGGATTCAGGACGCTGGCTCTGGTGTTCAAACAGAAGATGTGAACTTCCGCTTCTACCCAGCCATGGCGGCTGGTTTGGCCTATTACATTGCCATGAAGCAACCTGAGCTTGCTCCCCGGGTAGACATGCTGAAAGCGGCCTATGATGAGCAGTTCAACCTAGCTGCTGGTGAAGACCGGGAGAAGGCATCTGACCGCTATGTGCCCCGGCCCCAATTCATTGGGAGCAGCTACTAATGCCTAATCGTTTTGCAAATGGTGTCCGTGCGATTGCCATGTGCGACCGCTGCGGGCAGCAGTTTAAACTGAAGAACCTGAAGACGGAGATCATCAAGCAACGCAAGTATGAGTTGCTGGTGTGCCCGGAGTGCTGGGATCCTGATCAGCCGCAGTTAATGCTTGGAACCTTCCCGGTGGAGGATCCGCAGGCTCTTCGGAATCCCCGCAAGGACAATACCTACATCACCTCTGGACAGAACGTGGATGGATATCCGTCCGGTGGATCCCGGGATATTCAGTGGGGATGGGCTCCGGTTGGTGGAGCAAGAGAGTTCGATGTCGGACTGACGCCAAATTATTTGGTGGCAACGACATATGTTGGTACAGTAACGATATCCTAAAGGAGTCTGAAATGGACAAGAAAGACCTAGCACAAGACAAAAAGATGATTGGCTCTGCCATTCATAAGCATGAGAAAAACATGCACCCCGGCAAAGCCCCCACCAAGCTGGCTAAAGGCGGCGTTACTTCTATGAATATGAAGAAGTATGGACGCAATCTGGCCCGGGCTATGAACCAGAAATCCAGCTCTCGCGGAGGCTAATATGGCTAAATTCAGTCAAAAATTGATGGGTAAAGAGGTCGGTTCTGCCGCCGTCTATGCCAAGCCCCACACCATGGCTGGCAAAGAGGTCAAGATGGACACCAACCCCGGCAAACAACCCAATCGCAGTAAGCTAGACACATACGATATGTCTGTTGGAGCCGTCAGCAAATCTGCTGGTAATGAGCCAACCAAGACCAGCGGTATTAAGATCCGTGGCACTGGTTGCGCTACCAAAGGCGTAATGGCTCGGGGCCCTATGGCTTGAGGTTGACATGACATACAACGAACTCGTCACTGCTGTTCAGGACTACTGTGAGAATAACTTTCCCACAGCGGACATGAACACCATGATCCGGCAGGCTGAACAGAATATTTACAACACTGTTCAGATTGCAAACCTGCGGAAAAACGTGACGGGTTCTTTGTCTGCTGGTAACAAATACCTGAGCTGTCCTGCTGACTTCCTGTCTGTTTACAGCTTGGCTGTTTACTCTTACGTCACCCCAACGGCTACGGGTACGTCTGGACAGTCCACCATTGTGGTCTCTTCAGCTACTGGTATCTCTGCCGGTATGTATGTCTCTGGCACCGGGATTGATACTGGAACCACGGTCAGTTCAATTTCAGGGACGACCGTTACATTGTCAGCCGCCAACAGCGGGACTGTGAGCGGCACGGTTACGTTCCAAGGAGATTATCTATATCTCCTGAACAAGGATGTGAACTTCATGCGTGAGGCATATCCCAACCCGTCGTATCGGGGACTGCCTAAGCATTACGCCATCTTTGGCCCCCAGTCTACGGATGTAAACGAACTGTCGTTTATCGTTGGCCCGACGCCCAATCTGGCATACAACGCAGAACTGCATTATTACTACTACCCGGAATCCATCGTTCAGAGCGCAATTGCTTCTCTTGGAACGATTACCGGTGGTTCTTCATACACAAACGGCAAGTATTTCAATGTCCCCCTCACGGGAGGCACTGGATCCACGGCTACTGCCACCATTGTTGTTTCTTCCAATTCGGTAAGCTCTGTGACCATTTCCAACCCGGGCGTGTATTACGCAGTTGGGGATACGTTGTCATGTGCGGCATCCAGCATTGGTGGTACGGGAAGCGGGTTTAGCGTTCCTGTGGCTACGGTATCCAATGCCAACGGGACAACTTGGCTGGGCGATAACTTTGACTCTGCCTTGTTCAACGGAACCATGATGGAAGCCATCACCTACATGAAGGGTGAGCAGGACATGGTTGCCCTATATCAAAATAGATATATCCAAGCGATTGGCCTACTCAAGAATCTGGGTGACGGCAAACAGCGCATGGATGCTTATCGTGATGGTCAGGCGAGGAACCCGGTCAAATGAGTATCGTCCAGACCCAAACTACCAGCTTCAAAGCTGAGCTATACCAAGGCATCCATGACCTGACCACGGATGTGATCAAGATCGCCTTGTACAACGGGAGTGCTAATTTAAACGAAGACACTACCGTTTATACAACCTCCAATGAGATTGTGGCCTCTGGTTACACCGCAGGCGGCAAAACCATGACCGGGATTACGGTCAACATCTCCGGGTATACGGCCTATGTCGGGTTTGACAATGTTGTTTGGAACCCCGGTGCATTCACCGCTCGATGCGCTCTGATCTACAACAGCAGTCAGGGCAACAAGTCGGTTGCTGTGCTGGACTTCGGTTCAGACAAAACCACGACCTCCACATTCACCATCACAATGCCAGCTAACACAGCATCAGCGGCGTTGATTCGTTCGTCCATTTAAGGAGTTATCATGTCTACCGAAAAAGCAAAAGCAGCCGACAACGTCAATAGCGGGTTGATCGCGGGCACTCGTTCAGGCGAGGGCGCATTGGCTATTGGCCGGTTTACCATCGAATGCTTCGACAAAGATGGGAATAGCAAGTGGATTGACGAAAACCATAACTTGGTTGTAAACGTTGGTCTCCAGTACATGGCGGGTGTTGCTCTTACGTCCACCGCGCAAATTACCACTTGGTATGTTGGCCTGTATGGCGCTGGCGCTTCTAACACCCCCGCTGCCACTGATACTTTGGCTATTCATGGTGGCTGGACAGAGATCACCCCTTACTCCGGTAGCAGACCCTCTATCACGTTCGTTGCCGCGACAAACGCCAATCCGTCTGTTGTGACCAACTCTACCGCTGTGTCTTATTCCATCAATGCTACGGCAACGGTGGGCGGGGCATTCCTGTGCTCCGTAGCTTCTGGCACTTCCGGCACGTTGTTTTCCGCCGCTGACTTCCAGTCTCCTGGCGACCGCTCAGTTGTGAGCGGGGATACGATCCAGGTCACTTATACGTTTAGCTTGGCTGGTTGATAGGAGTCGCACATGGTCAAGATTGACTTTGAGGCTAATACTCAGTACGGCACGTTCCGGGATGCACTGCATTTACCGGACGACCATAACTTGTCCGACGCAGAGATCGAAGCCATGAAGCAACAACGGGTCAATAACTGGATCAATGTTGTGACTGAGGCATCCAACGCTCCCTCAACTGATGTCATAGATGTTCCGGTATCTGATGTCGTAGAAACGCCCCCCGACGAACCTCCAGCGCCGGAGGTGTAAATGGCAGTTTCGTATGTTGGCGCTAGTGCGGTTGTTACGGGCGCTAACCCTACCGTAGCTATTCCGGCTGGTTATCAGCAAAACGATCAGCTAATACTGATAGTAACAAGTAGTGGTGCCGCCCCAACTGCGACAGGGTTTAATATCACTGCCCTTGGGACAGGAGGAGCCTCGGCCCGTATTTATGTGCTTCTTAGGTTTGCAACTGGCTCTGAGGCAAGCGTTGCCGTAACATCTGCGGCGACAGACACTACCGCGTTTATGGTGGCCTATCGAGGCACTAGCGGGCTGGGTCAAGCATCCACCGCAGCAACTGCGACTTCAACAACAATTGCCACAAACACATTTACATCGTCTTACGCAAACCAGTACATTGTAAGTCTGTATGCCATGGCGTCGGGCGCGGCAACTTGGACAGCGCCAGCATCAACGACAAGCCGAGTTAACTCATCAGGAACGGCATCCACGACCGGAGCTTTGATTGTTGACGAACTTAAGGCAACAACGGGCGTTACCACCGCACGCACAGCAACTAGCTCGGTGTCCAAAGTACTATCGGCAGTTTCTTTTTCATTGATTCCTAGCGGTCGATACTGGGTAGGCGGGACCGGCACATGGAACTTTCCCAGTACAACCAATTGGTCATTCACATCCGGGGGCGCTAGCGGAGCGCCTACCCCCCTCGCGCAGGACGATGTGTTCTTTGACCAAGCGGGTACTTATACTGTTAACTTTGGGGCGGTGGGGGCGACCTGTAACAACCTTACAGTTTCTGCGGGCACGGTTACTTTTTCATCAGGCACCTCCCTTGCCGTTAGCGGTTCATTGTCTTTGGTTGCTGGTACTAATTGGAGTTTTGGCGCCACAGTCACGTTTAACTCCACAACAACCGGTAATACTATTACCACCAACGGCACCTCATTTAACAACTCCATAATCATATTTGATGGGGCTGGCGGCGGTTGGACGCTTGGCTCCGCCTTTACCTCAACAGCCGGAATTACCGTAACGAATGGCTCTTTTGACACGGGTAATTACAACGTCACAGCTCTTTCTTTTGGTAGTAATAATTCTAATACACGGACGATAACATTTGGTTCTAGCACAGTTTCGTTAAGCGCCAGTAACGGAACAGTTTTTACTTTTGGCAGCACAAATTTAACGTTTAACGCGGGAACATCTCAGATAAATTTTACTGGCAACATAGCAACCAGTCAGCAATGTAGCGTTGGGCTTTCATCAAGCCTAACATACAACAATCTGGCCTTTACCGGCACGCTTTCAGGAACCGGCAGTATTCAGATAACTGGCGCTGCCACAGTTAACAATTTATCATTTTCTGGGCGGACAACCACCGGAATTGGCAACATATATATTTCTGGCAATCTAACAGTTGCCGGAACCTTGACTTTATCTCCGGGTTCAACCCCAACTTGTAGAACCATATTTACGTCAAACAACACCATCACACGCACTTTAACCGTTGGTTCGTTTGCGGCTGGCTCTGCTGATTATGATTTCAGAGATATTGCAATTACCGGGGCTGCTTCTCCTATTTCTGGGACTCGTTTTGGTGACTGCAAAGGTAATAGTGGCATCACGTTTCCAGCCGCCAAAACAGTTTATTGGAATCTTGCTGGCGCACAAAACTGGTCTGCAACCGGTTGGGCTACGTCTTCTGGGGGTTCACCAGCGGCGGCAAATTTCCCTCTTGCCCAAGATACAGCTGTATTTGACAACACAGGAAGTGTTACAGGAACAATTACTGTTAACTCCGCATGGAACATTGGCACAATTGATATGTCTGCGCGTACCAGCGCAATGACACTTTCAAATAATACGGCTTATTCTATTTTTGGAAACTGGATTAATGGTAGTGGAACAACATTGTCTGGCACAAGCGCAATAACTTTTGCAGGTCGTGGAAGTCAAACAATTACCAGTGCAGGAAAGTCTTTTACTCAAGACATCACGATTAACAGCTTTGGTGGTACTGTAACTACGCAAGATGCTTTTACAACCGGCTCGACCGGTTCGACTCGTACTACAACGCTGACTGCTGGAACCTTAGACCTAAATAATCTGACTTGGACAACAGGTTTGTTTTCCTGTAGCGGGGGTACGCTTGCGTTCGGTACTGGTAATATTTCATTAACAAGCTCTGGAAGCTCATGGACAGGGTCAGTCAGCACAACTATTACTGGAACGCCTAACGTATATTTAACCTATTCTGGTGCTACTGCAATATCACTTTCTTCTGGGGCTGTTACAGAAGCAAATTCAATCAATTTTATTATTACTGCTGGATCATATCAATTTGCACACCCAAGCGTTGCTAGAAACCTTGATTTTTCCAACGGTGGAACATCTACATACACAGGCATTTGGGCGGGCAGTAGTAGTACCCTGACCTGCTACGGCAACCTGACACTTAAATCAGGCATGACCAATTCTGGTACAGGAACAATTACGTTTGCCGCTACCAGCGGAACTAAGACAATTACTAGCGCAGGCTTGACAGTTTCCCGAAACATGACTTTTAACGGGGTGGGAGGTACATGGCAGCTTCAGGATGCGTTGAACATTGGCTCAAACCCGGTCACACTAACAAACGGTACGTTTGATGCCAATAACTATAACGTAACCGCTAGTGGTTTTACTTCTTCTAACTCAAATACAAGAACCGTTGCAGTTGGTTCTGGTACTTGGACTCTTACAAGCGCAGGTTCTGCGTGGGGCGCTGCAACTTCCACAAATTTAACTGTTACTGGAACCGGCACAGTCAGCTTGACTGCCGCTACTGGAAAATCATTTGCAGGTGGAAGCGTTGCTTATACAAACATAACCCTTGATCAAGGCGGTGCGGGTGCATTAACCATTAGTGGAACAAACACATTTAAAGACATTACTGCAACCTATACAGCAACAGCCGCCACAACAATAACATTGACGGCCTCTGTTGCGCAAACTGTTTCTCAATTTACCGGAGCAGGTGCGGCGGCAAAATTATTAACAATAAACAGCTCAACAGCTGGAACCAGAGGAACTCTCACGCTATCGGGTGGCGGCACGGTTTCAACTGACTATCTAAACGTAAGAGACATTGCATTTACTCCCGCCCCTGCCACTGACGGAACAACCCCGTATGTGTGGTATCTAGGAGCAAACTCCACCAACAGCGGTAACAACACTGGTGGTTTGTTTCAGGCTGGCGGTACAGGTGCCCTTAAGGTCTATCAAATCACCAACACATCCACAACAACATGGACTGTGCCCGGGGATTGGAACTCTGCCAGCAACACCATTCATTTGATTGGTGCTGGCGGCGGCGGGGCAGGCGCTCGCGCCACTTCTTCAACTAATAAAGCAGGCGGTGCTGGTGGCGGCGGCGGTGGTTATACCTCGGTAACAAATTATTCGACCACAGGCGGCTCTTCAATTACTGTTGCGGTCGGCACAGGAGGAACAGCAGGTTCTGGCGGGGGCACTGGAGGCACGGGCGGTACAACTTCCTGGGCGGTAATCAATACTGCCACAGGCGGTACTGGCGGTTCTACAACAACAACTCCCACATCAGTAGGCGGAACAGGTGGTTCCGGCACATATTCTGGTGGTACTGGTGGAGCGGGTTCAACGACCACAACCTCTGGTGTATATGTTACTGGCGGCGGGGGCGGGGGTGCTGCTGGGCCTAATGGAGCCGGTGGAAACGGCGGTATTGGTTTTGCTAACGCGACTGCGGCCAACACGGCTGGTGGCGGCGGTGGTGGTAACGGTGGTGGTTCTGCTGGTGGTAACGCATCTTCTGCTCTTGGCGGCACAGGCGGCAACAATTTTGGCGGCACTGGTGGGGGCGCTTCTAATACCGCAGGTACAGTCGGTGGTGGCGGTGGTGGCGGGGTTAACTCTGTCGGTAAAGCAGGTGGAGCGGGTATTGATATTCTTAACACCATTGGAGGTGGTGGTGGCCCTGGTGGTTCTGCTCCTACAGGTACGTCTAGTACAGCAGGTGTGGCCGGTGCTAATTATGGTTCAGGCGGTAGTGGAGGAACATCAAATTCATCAACCACTATTAACACAGGCGGCGCAGGTGCTCAAGGTCTAATCGTCATTGCCTATGTTCCCTCCGCTGGGGGTATATCTTGCACAATAACAGAAACGGCTACCGGAACGGACACTATCTCTACACTGGCAACCTTTTTCCCGTCTATTTCTGAAACCGCTACTGGGACTGACGTTATTACCACTCGGGTAACCTATCAAGCTACAGTTCTTGATACGGCCACAATTTCT